AAATGACATGAAGAGTGCATCAGAGGTTAGTGTTTCTCAAAGTGGTGCAACAGTAACAGTGGGTGCAGGTAGTTTAAACGAATTCAGTAATACTGGTACATATGATTATATATTTTTTAGTGATGCAAGTAACAGTTGGATAAACGGTAAAGCATTACCAGTAGCAAATGTACAAACATCAAGTCTTGAAGTTACATTACCTACAGGAAATAGTTGGCAGACTGCAAGAGCAGTAACGGCATCTAATACAGTATCAGGTTTAGTGACTATTACCGGTAATATAGAAGGATTAGGTAATAATGATTATGTTACATTTACTGGTTCTAATGCTACATCACTAGCAAATACCTATCAAATATCTAATATTACATCCAGTAGTTTCCAAGTTGCAGAGTCAGGTGTAAGTGCTATAAGTGGCAATTTAGATTTTATAAATCATGGTAGTAATAATGATTTAGCAAATGTTCAAATTATCAGCAGTGATCATGGACAAACAGTAAACTCTACTATACAAATTTACGGTTCTTCTGATACTGGTAAAATAAATAATGCTACATTTACTATTAATAACGATACAGTAACAACTAATACATTCTTCATTACAGGAACAGCAAATGTAACATCTAATGTAACTGGTTCTTCAAATGTTTTAGTAACAGAATCAACTGCAAATTATACACCAGTTATAAGTTATGATTTATCTTCGTTTACTACACTACCAACTGTAATAGGTAACATATCTAACTCTGTAGAGTTTTTAGATATGGCATATATTCCATCATTTACAAATAAAGTATATGTAAGTACAAAAGCATCTTTTGATTCTGTTACATCAAGTAGTGCTGGAGGTGGTATAGAATTTAGATTACATAACGATAGTTCAGATACTTTAGGTACGTTAGGTTTAACTGCAGGTAATAAAACAAGACAAAATAATACTGTAAAAGCAAAATTAGAAAATTGGTTAAACGGTGTTGTAATAGATAAAAATGTAAATTTATTTACATCAGTCAACTCCAGTGACAAGTATAGTACAGGTACAACTAATATTGATCCATTTAACTTAAATATACAAACTAGAAGCAGTGATAATGTTAGATATATAGAGTTTGCCACAAGAGAAGAAGCACAAGCATTTAATTATATTGTTAATCAAGTATATTTTGGTACTGCAAATCCTGAAATAAAAGGACTAGTAAATATAGAAACAAACATAGAACTACTCACAAGTCAAACAGCAGGTGGTGGTGCAAAGGTTACTACTTATGATGACTTAGAAGATGATGTAATTACAAACAGTGGTTCCTTACAAAGTTTGAGTAAAAAGATAGACACTGCAGATTATGACAGTTTTATAGTTGATTATACAGTTAAGTATGATGGTACTACAGACGGTAACTACAGAAGAATAGGAACAATGTATCTAAATGTATTTAATAATTCTTTGACAAGCAATACAGGTATTATATTCCAGGATTTAGCAAGTGATATTGCAGATACATTAACAGGTAACGTTACATTTAGTGCAGAATATGATTCTGCTAATACTGATATTGTTCTTAAAGCAGTTAATACCACAAACAAAAACCTGGCTTTTAATTATATAACAAGGAGATGGAGCTCTTAATTGTTAAATGTTTCTCAAAACTCACACAGCAGAGGATAGATTAAAAATTTGGAGAGACATAAGGCAAAATAAAGATTTGTCTCTTAATAATTTACTAGAAAAATTTTCTAAAATCAAACAACTATCCAGATATTTAGACTACTATACTCCTAGTAGTTGGCCTACTCCATTTGAAATAGTACATGAAGGCTATCTATGTCAGAGCGGAATCACTCTAGTATTAACTGCTACTTTATTAGATAGAAAATTCGTATCTCAGGGCACTTTAGAACTGCCTGTGATAAGTAATAATATTAACGGAAACACAGGTCTTGTGTTGATAGAGGGAGATAAAGTTTTTAACTTTGAACCCGATAAGGTAGTTGATCTAAATTATTTAAAATTAAATTCCACAAGGTTTCAGACCCATTTTTTGGAATCAGACCAACTTTTACGTTGACATCTAAATAGTTTTAAGTTATAATAATATTCAGGTAAATATACTTTTTAATAAACATAAAGGACACACATGCAAGTCGAAAAGCGAGACGGTACACTAGAAGATTTAAACATAGAAAAACTACACAAGGTTGTGATGTATGCATGTGAAGGCATCACAGGTGTAAGTGCATCAGAAGTTGAAATCAATTCCAAAATACAATTCTTTGATAAAATAAAAACAGGTGATATTCAGGAAACACTGATTAAAAGTAACGCTGATCTTATATCAGAAGAAGCACCGAACTATCAGTATGTAGCAGGTAGATTAATTAACTACCATCTGCGTAAACAGGTATATGGTGAATTTACCCCACCTTGTTTATGTGACATTATCCAAGTAAATATTGACAAAGGCTTTTATGATGAGTCACTATTGGAAATTTTTACTAAAGATGAAATTGATGAGCTTAGTGATTACATCAAACATGACAGAGACGAAGTTTTAACTTATGCGGCCATGGAACAATTCCGTGGCAAATATCTAGTACAAAATAGAGCAACAGGAGAAATATTTGAAACTCCTCAGGTTGCTTACATGATGATATCAGCAACATTATTTGGTGGTTATCCAGCAGATACTAGAATGCGATACATCAAAGATTATTATGATGCAATAAGTACATTTAAAATTAGTTTACCCACACCTGTAATGGCAGGTGTTCGTACACCACAAAGACAATTCAGCAGTTGCGTACTTATAGAAACAGACGACAGCCTAGACAGCATCAATGCCACAGCAAGTAGTATTGTTAAGTATGTAAGTCAAAAAGCAGGTATCGGTATTGGTGCAGGAAGTATAAGAGCAGTTGGTTCTCCTATTAGGAGTGGAGACACAACTCACACAGGAGTTATCCCCTTCTTCAAATTATTTCAATCAGCAGTTAAGTCATGCAGTCAAGGTGGAGTAAGAGGCGGAGCCGCTACACTATACTATCCTATTTGGCATTTGGAAATTGAGGACTTACTAGTATTAAAAAATAATAAGGGCACAGAAGACAACAGAGTGCGTCATATGGACTATGGCGTACAATTTAACAAATTAATGTATGAGAGATTAATTGCTGGAGAAAACATCACATTATTTTCACCACATGATGTTCCAGGTTTGTATGAAAGTTTCTTTAACGACCAAGATAAATTTAAAGAACTATATGAACAAGCAGAACGCAAAACAAGTATAAGAAAGAAAAGCATTCCTGCTATTGAATTGTTTAGTACATTTGTACAAGAACGCAAAGACACAGGTAGAATATATTTGATGAATGTTGACCATGCTAATACGCATGGTGCATTTATTGAGGCAGTGGCACCTATTAAACAAAGTAATTTGTGTTGTGAAATTGATCTTCCTACAAAGCCATTAACAGACGTAAATGATGCAGATGGTGAAATATCCCTATGTACTCTATCAGCGATTAATTGGGGTCTACTAAAAGAGCCAAGTGACTTTGAAAAAGTCTGTAGGTTGGCTGTACGTGGATTAGATGAATTACTGGATTATCAAACTTATCCTGTAATAGCGGCACAGTTAAGCACGATGAAAAGACGTCCACTGGGCATAGGTATTATTAACTTTGCATATTGGATGGCTAAACATGACAGCACATATCAAGAACCCAAGTTAGATTTAATTGATGAATGGGCAGAAGCATGGAGTTATTATCTAATCAAAGCAAGTGCTGATCTGGCTGTAGAGAAAGGTGCATGTTTAGGTAATATGGAAACAAAATATGGGCATGGAGTAACACCTAACCAAACATACAAAAAAGAAGTTGATGAATTAGTTAAACATAAAGAGCGAATGAACTGGAAAGGATTGCGTAAGCAACTACAGGAAACAGGCATTCGTAACAGCACATTAATGGCACTGATGCCGGCAGAGACATCTGCACAAATTAGTAATAGCACAAATGGTATTGAGCCTCCACGTAGTTATATCAGTATTAAACAAAGTAAACACGGTGTATTAAAACAAGTTGTACCTGGTTTTCCATATTACAGAAATAAATATGATTTACTTTGGGATCAGAAGTCTCCTGAAGGATATTTAAAGATCATGGCTGTATTACAAAAATATATCGATCAGGGGATAAGTGTTAATACAAGTTATAATCCTGAACACTATGAAGATGAAAAAGTCCCTATGAGTGTGTTGTTAAAAGATATAATATCATTTTATAAATATGGTGGCAAACAATTATACTATAATAACACCTATGATGGACAGGGTGAAATTGATATTAATAAAGATGACAATTTACCTGAATTACAAGCAGGTGAAATAGACGAAGACGATTGCGAGAGTTGTAAAATATAATGAGTGTATTTAAAGTTAAAAAGTCAGATCATACAAAACGTAAAATGTTTTTAGATCCTGCTGGGTCTGTAGACATACAAAGATTTGATACGTTGAAATATAGAGAGTTTGATAAACTTACTGATAAACAGTTAGGTTTCTTTTGGAGACCAGAAGAAGTCGATATACTCAGAGATGCAACTGATTTTAAAAATTTAACTGATCATGAAAAACATATCTTTACTAGTAATCTAAAACGTCAAATATTATTAGACAGTGTGCAAGGTCGTTCACCCAATTTAGCATTCTTGCCTATAGTTAGTATTCCTGAATTAGAAACCTGGATTGAAACTTGGGCATTTTCAGAAACAATTCACAGTAGAAGTTATACACACATTATTCGTAATGTGTATTCAGATCCAAGTAAGGTGTTTGATGAATTACTTGATATTAAACAGATTGTGGATTGTGCTGACAGCATAACAGAAAACTACGACAAACTAATTGAATACAATTTACTCAGAGAAAAAGGCAGTAAAAAGTACGATTTATATGAGCATAAAAAATTATTATGGTTATGTTTAATGAGTGTAAACATACTAGAAGGTGTTCGTTTTTATGTGTCCTTTGCATGTAGTTGGGCATTTGCTGAATTAAAAAGAATGGAAGGCAATGCTAAAATTATTAAACTTATTGCACGTGATGAAAATGTTCACCTTGCAAGTACTCAGCAGATGCTGAAATTACTTCCACGTGAAGATAAAGACTTTGCTAAAATACAAAAAGAAACAGCAGAAGAATGTAAGCAAATGTTTATAGATGCTGTGGAGCAAGAAAAGAAATGGGCTGATTATTTGTTTAAGGATGGTAGTATTATTGGTCTCAATGCTGAACTATTAAAACAATATGTTGAGTTTATTGCGGCCAAAAGAATGCATGCCGTTGGAGTAGAAAAGGTATATAATATGGGTACCAACCCATTACCTTGGACACAGGCTTGGATAACAGGTAGTAGTGTACAGGTAGCACCACAAGAAACTGAAATAAGCAGTTATGTAATAGGTGGCACAAAACAAGATGTAGACAATAATACATTTAAAGGATTAAGTTTATAATGTATAACATAGACAAATTAATAGGAAAAACAGTAACAATTAAACTTTTAACTGGTGTTGAGATAATGGCTAAGTTAATGAGTTATGTCAAAGAAGATAAAGTTATTATTTTAGAAGAACCCAGAACAGTAGTAATTATGGATAACCAGATTGCGGCTGTACCTTATCAGTATACTGGCCCTAACACAGAAATTACTATAAGTTTAAATCATATCTTATCAATTGTAGAAACATTAGAAAAATCTGCAACTGATTATCTTAAATTGCTGGAAGATTCCAAAAACTAATAAAAAAAGGCATAAATAGTATTATGCCAGGAATAGGAAAAGTTGGATTTGATAATGCAGGTGGTGGTATCATCGTCGGCCCAGGCGCACCTACAGTATTAGCAGAAGGAGCCATAGTTAGTTGTGCTCAAGGTTCTTTTCCTGGAGACACAGTTTTTACTCATGGCGAACCCCCTCACACAGGTGGAGCAACAATAGTTTCAGGAAGTGCCACAGTAATAGCAATGGGTAGACCTGTCACTGTTGCAACATTAAGTATTGCTAGTTGTGGTCATCCTATAGCACCAGGTGCCGTTACAGTTCAAGTAGGCATATAATGCCAAATCTAATATCAGTTCGTGGACCACATGCTCGTGGAGTAATGGACTTTATCAGAATACAATGGAATATGGGAAATAGTTGTAATTATGAATGTGAATATTGCCCTGATATATTACACGATGGTACCAAACCCTGGCTAAAATTGAATACATATTTAGACACAATAGATAGATTGTGTACATATTATAACAGTATAGGCAAAAGAACAGACTTTGAATTAATAGGTGGTGAAGTCACTGTTATACCTGGATTTGAAGAAATAGTTAAAAAGATAAGTGAATATAATTCTAGTAGTGTGGTGTACACAAACGCCAGTAGAACCCTTAATTGGTGGTCTAAGGCTAAACAATACATGGATAGTGTAGTTTTAACATATCACCCTTTAACACAGGATAAAGAACACTTTTTAGCAGTAATTAACGAAATTAAAGAAGATATTAAAGTTGATATAAACATAGCAGGTATAGGCGGCAGAATAGAAGAATTAGGGGATTTTGCTGAAGAATGCAGGGATTTATTTAAAGATTGTGAACATAATGACTATTATAATGTTAGTATATGTGTTAAGACTATGTATAAGAAGCTCTTAGGGCGTCACAGTAAGCAGGAAACATACTGGAACTACACAGACAGGGAGTTAGAAATACTGCAAAAACCTGGTGTAAAACCCTTTCCTGTAGAGCCTGTAGAACATAATAATGATGATATAGAGCATGAGGAACCAGATCACACTGCATGGATGACTGAGTTTTTATATGATGATGGAACCAAACAGTTTGTACAACATCATCAGATTATAGATCAAAAACTAAATTCATTTAAAGGTATGAAGTGTCATTTAGGTTTTGAAAGCCTTAATATTGATGCTAGTGGAGAAATGTATAGTAGTTGGTGCGGTGCTGTAAATTTTGGTAATATTAGTAATACAGAGTGGAGTATACCTAAATCTATTACTACTTGTCCTTTTGATTTTTGTAACAATATATCAGATATTTCTATTACTAAAACTGTTTAGATAGTTTAAAATTATCTAAATCACTATTTGATAAGAAGGATAACATTAAAAGATTTTTATATTCATATATCCATCGATTAGCCTCTTGCTCTACTTTAGATACATGATTTTTCAATGTTTTATTATTTTTTGTTTTGTTAAATAAAATAATATTTTTTGCTAATTGTTTTAAATCAACTGATGCCATATCATTTTTAATATAATAACTCCAATCATCACATAAAGAATTATTAAATGTTTCAAATAAGTCTTTATTTTTAAAAACATATCCTAAATAATTTATATAGATATCTTCTTCATCCTCAAAAAAGTTATTTAGATCTAAATTTTCTAATTTTGTGTTGAATATATTATCGAAATTTCTTTCATTTAAACAGGTCCTTAAATATAAAAACCCTCTGGATGATTTTATAAGTTTATTTGCTTCGTTATCAGATTCCATTAAATTATTAATCTGATCTTTGATGTTGTTTATTTCATTAAATTCTGTTAAATTATAATTATCTAAATTTATATTGGATTGTTCAAAATCATATAACCATTCAGAGGTTTCAGATATAATACTTGCAAAATCACTTCCTAATAAATTTCCATGATTTACTTTTAAATTTGTTTTACCATCAACTATTTTTATAATTTCTTGTAGGTCTATTAGATTATGTTTATATAATGAATACTCTAAAAATAAATTCTCAGGCGCAATATTGTCTTTTATAAATAAAAAGTTCTTCCAAGATGCATTATGGTATAGTAAGGAATTATTTTTTTCATAACCACTTAAAAACACAAAGATTTTAACATTAAAACTTAAAAGTTTTTTTATTTCTGTTTTAGATTGAAAATTGCCATAAGTAAAAATCATTAAGTTGATTTGATTTTCTGAACAATACTTTGCTAATGGTATAATATTGGAGTAAAAAAGAGGGTCTCCAAAATATGAATAACACAAAATGCTATCTGTGTGGTTGTTTTTTAAATAGTTCAATAGCTCTATAAAGTCTATTTCACCTTTAGGAAAATTTCTTTTGCCAAATCTATGATAAAGCCATTGTCCTTGTGGAGATAAAGGATTATAAACTTCTGATTTAGATGTTACATCTAAAAAAAGCACATTTACTTAGGACCTGGTAAAAGCGGAGCATAATCCGGTGTAATAATTGGCGGTGCTAATTGATAATTTACAGTCTGTGCTAAATCATATTCTGAGTTATCATCATCATAATAATATGCTGAACTGCTTTCTAATTCACTTTCATTTGTCTCATATACACCAACTGAAAATTCTTCTACTAGAGTAATTCCATTTAGTTTACCTCTAACACCAAACATGTAATATCCAGGAGCCATATTAGCATCAAGACTTGAAGCGTCAGCACTTAATATGCCTGTGCCTGTATTAAATGACATCCAGGGACTTAAAGGACTAAATGATAATACTGCAACATTACTAGCACTTCCATTTAGTTGAAGATCAACATTTGCAGTTTGGCCTCTTTGTACTTTTAATACTACACCTGAAGGGAATCCAAATAGTTCGCCAGTAGTATCTGTACCACCGCTATCTACTTGAAGAATTGATTTATTCATACTATCAAAATTTAATCCAGCCGATTCTGCCTCTGTTGAAAGACTTAATTTCTTTTTACCTCTAATAGAACCTTCAGAAATTAATATATCTTTAATTCTATTTGAACTTTCACTTGGATGTTTTTCTATATAACCTAAAACACCACCCGCAATAATACCTGCTGTAGCACTAGTTCCTGTAATATCTCTGTAACCAGTAGGAACACCTGACTCTGCAGAACAAACATTTACACCCAGTGTAAAAATATCAACTGCGGCACCATAGTTATTAACATTAGTACTAGCAACTTCACCATACCATGGTGTATTTGTAAATTCTGTAATTTCCCAATGAACATCATGAGCACCAGTTGTGATAATTTCTTCTACACCTGCTGGAGAATAATTGTTTACATCGTTTCCTTGGTTTCCTGCTGATGCAACCACAACAATATTTGAATTATTAATTTCTCTAATTTTATCATCTATTATATCATTTTGTGTTGTTACCCATGGAGCACATAAAACTTTAACATCATTTGGATTATTTGCATTATGGTGAACCAATACTGAATTTAATGCATTTATTACATTACCAACAGACACATTACCTGATAAATCGTCAAACAATTTAACATTTTGTAATATTCCGTCTTTTGCTAAACCTAAATTTTCACCTACAATAAGACTACCAATTGATGTTCCATGTCCTGAATAGTCATCAAAATCTCCAGGTACTGTAGAGAACAAATTATTTATAGTTGCATTTGCAAATTCTACATGATTTGAATCTATTCCTGAATCCACTAAGTAACAAGTTTTTCCTGAACCTGAATACTTGGGTTCAAAGTCTTCATATGCACTGAAACTAGAATTTCCGCCTAGTGTTATAGCATCTTGTAATGATAGTGTTCTATTATCTACATAGTTAAAGTGTTTTGTATTTAAAACTTGAAGTGAAAGACCAGATGATTCTTCACTGGGACTTGAATATTTTAATCCGCTAATATTTGAAACCTGCTCTGCTGTAGCAGAAATCTCAAATGTTAAATTAAGTTCAAATGCTGTGAGTACACTGCCACCGGCATTTTCAATAGACGTTTGAGCTGAGCTATTATCAGCATGTGTATTTTGGTCCATGACCACTATGTAATTTGCCATTCAATTCTCCAATTGGTAACCAATAATTATATTTATATTTATCATATTTAGTAAATAATATTATTGTTATGTTGAAATTAAGAATTGGAAATCCAACCCTACTAGACATCACATATGATGTTCAAGACTACCCTAAGGGCACTGATAAATTTGCCCTTAATTTCAAGCCATCTCAGACAGAATTCTCATTAGATTTTTTAAAAAACTCTTTAATTAAAAAATTGGAAGAATTTAAAGATGCTGAACTATGTTTAAGCGGAGGATATGATAGTCAATTTTTAGCATTATTAATGTTAGAAGCAGGATACAATTTTAATGTAGTATTATATCAATCACAGTGGGGTCTTAATGTAATAAATTCAAATGATGTTTTATTTACTGAACAATTTTGTAAAAATAAAGGATTAAATTTTAAAAAAATAAATTTAGATGCTAAAAGTTTTTTTGAAAAAGATTCTTTATCGTCAATGACTGTAAAATACAGAAGTGCAAGTCCACAAATACTTTATCATATCTATTTTTTACAACAATTGAACTCAGAAAAAATTATAATGGGTGGAGACGTTCCTTATATTACTTTCAGTAATAATCAAAATACTGCAATATTAGAAAATTTGGCTGGTTATTTAAATCATTATGTTTCTCCATATTATATTTTTGCAAATCAAAATAATATTAAACTTTTAAAGACAATTTTCCATGAGAGCCCAGATATTTTTTATCAATCTATTCTATTAAATTTAGAAATTTTAAAGAAACATAAAGTTTATCAACCGCACAATGATAATATAATATATGAAAATTATAGATATAAAGAAATATATTATAATACTATTTTAGAAACGCCTTTAGAAAATAGATTAATGTGTGCTACAGGATTTGAAAATTTAAAAAAACATTATGCAAGTATAACAGGCCAATACGACAAATTTGATGAACTTTATAGAAAGCCTCTTCAAAAAATTAAAATGCAAAAATCCATATCTAATTATGATCATGAAAAAAGAAAGGTTCTATTTTCTATAAAAACAAATAACGAAACTTCGCCTCAATCCATTTTAAATGATTACAACGACTTATTTGAAGACATAAAACCCACTCCATTAAAAGACTATCTTTTTGATTTTTAGTCAAAACGACCTGTTTTCTAGCACTTTTAAATAAATGTATATAAATACCGCTTATAAACTAATATAAAAAAAGTTTATATCAACCTCCTTACATTTTAATTGATTTAACGACTGTTTGTTGTAAGAATCTGATGTGAGGAAACATTAGAGAGAAAATGACAGAGTACGTTAGAAAACAAATAAAACATATTACCCTAGATGATATTAGAGATACTGCTGAGGTTAGTACCTTGGTTGTTATATTTGTGGCTTGTACTTTAGGAACGATGGCAACAGTATAATGGCGTGGTTAGAAAAAGCAACATTAGATTTAAGTAATGCTCAGCATGAACCTAGAGTATCAGAAATTGTGAGAGAGTTTGTATCTGAAAACACCTGGAACACTCCATTTATAATTAAAACAGGCACAGACATTAAAGTAAGAGCACAGGTCACAATGATACTAGACGAAATTACATATCATACTAAATGGGACGATGATGAAATTGAGGTTTTACAGGTAGGATGAAAAGAGCATTAGAAATATTTTTTAAATACTGGATACAACCTTGGCACCCAACGAGATAAAATGGAAGTAATACTTATATCAACATTAGGATTATTAGTATCAGCAATATTCTTAAACCATGCACCTATGCATGATCTTAAAATTGCTATGCAAAATGCAAAATTAAGAGAACAAAATGAAAGAAACTAAAAACTATACAGAAGCAACTCCAGAAGAAGTACGTGAATGGCAAAATGGCGGTGACTTCTTTATGACTGGTGACTTTGATGTCATGAAATTATTTGTGGTTGTTCCAGCAGTTATACAAATAGTTGTATTTGGTATGATGTTGGCTGTGTTTTGGCTTAACAGTTTAGTATTTTGATTAAACCTATACTTAAATCACTTATAGGAGTTGGCAAAGCCGAGTCCTTTAAAATCACACCTTTAAGAATTTTAACATTTAGTATTGCATTAGGTTTCACATTTTTGGGAATAATTGCTACTTTAATCGCATTGACAAAACTTCTTTCTTAACATATAATAAATACTGGTATGAGTTATATAGTATCAAGTGCCTGTGTAGGCTGTAAAGACACAAAATGCGTAGAAGTTTGTCCTGTGGATTGTTTCTATGAAGGCCCTGATATGTTGGTCATTAACCCAGATGAATGTATTGATTGTGCATTATGTGAACCAGAGTGTCCAGTACAAGCAATTTTTCCAGACGATGAACTACCAACAGATCAAATTCCTTTCATAGAGATTAACGAACAAATGTCGCAAGTGTGGCCTAACATTGCAGAAACAAAAGAACCTATGGCACATGAAAGTCCGTATAGCACAGAAGAAGCAATTGAACATGCGAGTAAATATTTAAAATGATACACGTAGGATTTTTCTTGTTGTTTGTTGTTTTAAGTGCGGTATATATTTTTTTATGTGAATTAACTTTTCCTAAAGAACATAGACTTTGGTATAATAATGAAAAAGGAAATTAAAAAAATTAAAACAAGATCACATCGTGAACTGTTCACTCACGACAGTCCTTACGGACATAAGGTTCAAAAAGACAAAACCAAAGTGATTCCCAGAAAACAAAAGCATAAGGAAACATAATGGACGGAGTAATTTTATTTGCAATATTGATTCCTGCTATAATGGCTATATTCAGTTTTGCATTTAATATGATCAACGACACAGCAGGTACAAAAGGTATCACACAGCCATATAAAACAAAAAGTGGTACAACACATACTGCAAAGAAGTCAAGAGAACAATACATAGTATAAACAGATAAATACTGCTATAGGTAGGAGACACACTATGGCAGTAAAAGATATGAATTACCGCGATCGCGGAATACTATTGAGCATGTTTGCTCACCAATGTTATCAGGAACCAGACAAACTATTTGAAGCCAGAGATGGTATACAAAGTCTTGATCCACTTAAAAAATTCTTAAACAAACCACATCCACCAACATACATAGATGTAGATGGTGCTCAGGCTTATGTGATGAGCGATAAAGATGATGTGTTAGTTGCATGTAGAGGCACAGAACCCACACAACTCAACGACATTATTGCTGATGCAAACTTTTTTCCAGTGAGACATCACAAAGCAGGTTGGGTACACAGAGGTTTTTATGGTGAATACAACAAAGTAATTGATGGCATTAAAAATGCTATTAAAAAACACGATGCCAAAGGCACAAAAACACTTTGGGTATGTGGACACAGTTTGGGTGGCGCAATGGCTCTGTTAGTGGCAGTGGAATTGCAACCTACAGGTGGCTGTCATACGTTTGGTCAACCCAGAGTGGGAACCAGAGACTTCTTAAAATTAGTAGACTTTCCATATTACAGATACAGAAATAATAATGATGCAGTGACAACTGTACCTCCCACATTCTTTAATACTCTTTTTAAACATAGTGGAGTTTTGCGATATATAAATATGGAAGGACACATCAAGATTGCAACCTGGGGTCAAAGAGCAGTTGATAAACTCAAAGGCTTATGGTACTCTGCTAAAAAAGGACAATTTTTTGATGGCTTTATAGATCACAGCATGGGTAAATATCACACATACATTGCCAACATGGACGAAAACGGTAATCAATTACCCAAATAGGAGACACAATGAAAAACACATTTTTATCACTTTTATTATTGTTAGGAATAACTGGTTGTAATATAATGCCAGACAACTTTGATAATGTAGAATATGGATACCTAGTAGAACTTAATGTACTTGCCAGTGAGCCTGTAATAGAAGACTATTGCAGAGGTGCAGAATTGAGACGTATGGATTTTATAGCATCTGTATTAGTAAAGTATAGTGAACACACATTAAATGAAAATGTTAATGACATATACAAAGACATAAAAGGCTTAACAAAAGAACTAAGTGAAAAGCCAGAGCCTAGTCCTGCTTATTGCAAAATAAAAAGAGGCAGTATAACTAAAGCAACTGAATCTGCTCTAGCAGTATTTGGTGGGAGAATGAAATAATGAAAGAAGAACTTCAAGCACAGATTATTGAATATCAAAAATTACTCCTCAGTGAACAGATCAAACAAGAAGAATTTGATGAACTTGTGGAAGACTTATTAGACTTAGATAAACTGGATGCCAAACTTAAAAATGAAAAATTAAAAATACAAGCAAAAGAATTAGTTGAGCTAGTGAAGTCAGCCTGTAATTTAATATAGTTTTTAATAATCCACTAGCATAAGATAAATACATGTAACTATATAACATAGGAACAGGATTTAAAAACATGTCAAACAAAACACCATACGAAATACGTTTGGATCTAGTTAGAGAAGCAAAAGACATTCTTCAGGCTCGAGCAAAGAATCCTGAGGATATGCCTACCACGGAAGACGTTCTCAAAGAGGCAGAAAAACTAAATGAGTTCGTATCCAAAAAACCATTTTCCGAAAGATAATTCTTGACTCAGAATTAATTCTATAATATACTATCCACTAGTAAATAATGTTGTGCCACCTTAGCTCAGTTGGCCAGAGCAGTTGATTTGTAATCATCAGGTCGTCAGTTCGAATCTGACAGGTGGCTCCAGTGGGGCAGTAGCTCAGTTGGGAGAGCGCCTCCC